TTCCCTTTTGAAATACAGTACCTAACTCACCAAATACGGTAACTGTATTCTCCTTAATCACTCCTGATTTATAGAGATAACGAAACGCTAGCGGTCTAGCTGGCATTTTTGGTTTATAATCTTTATGACAGATATTAATATGAGCCGAGTAAGGAGCAGGTTCCTAATACGAAAAGCAGAATGTAGTTTTATTGCTGATTTAATATCAAATGTAAAAACACTATTAGTTGAGTGTTGTCCTTGCAAACCCCCCGTGGCAGGAAAGATAGTTTCAAATAGGCTCGAATACGATACAATTGCTGCTGAGAATGAAGTTGTTACTGTTACAATACAAGGATTTATTATTTATTTGTATGAAAAGGCTTATAATGAACGATATCCTACTGAAAATTTATCTGGAGCTGAAAAAGCAAGAATATATGAGATTTATGATGCTCTGAAAATTCCCAGACCTGTTTTATAAATGGATACATCTAAGTTCGTTGATCCTAAAAGTGTTCAGAGTCATTACAATTTGACTTCTAGTAATCATCTTTACCCTGCTCCTAAACATGGAGGTAGAGTTCCAAACATTTTAGATAATGATAATACTTATGCATCCCAGCCTTATAAATCTACATCCCAGAGACCTAACTTATTTGGAGAGACAAACCGTCGTGATCTAATAGGGCATATACATTTATCTACTCCACTAAATGAACTGTTTTTTAGTGATGAAAATATTGAAACAATCCAACGAGGAATTCAGGAACAGGTATATGCTATGAGTGGAAATAAATATCGTATTGGTCCTCAAGATGTTCTACAGATAAAGATTATTATGCGAAGCTACTATCTGATGTATTCGCAGAACAATACTTCTCGTATTGCAGAAGAACTATCTGATCTAAATAGTCGCGTAATCGGTTGTGCTGCCACAAAAGTTTATTCCGAAGTTGATTTTCATCAATTCTATTTGAAAGATTTACAGGAATTTGCAGCTCCTATCGCGAATCCTATGAATGTCGGAGTTTATGGAACGCGTACCGGTGAGCTGAAGTCTTTCTTTTAGGCATGTAATGGAGTTAATAACATTTCACGATCGTATTTACGGAAAGTTAAATGGACAACTTTACACATTTGAAACAACATGGGATTCTTTCCGACCTATTAGTGGAATTGGATGGAATGGTAGGATGTTAGTACCAATCGATAGTGAATATAAGACAGATTTGTTCAGTTCAGAATATGGCTATGGAAATAATGACATAAAGGCAGAATGTAAAAGATTGACTCAAGAAATAGAATTGTCTGTTGAAAAACAAATTCAAGATCCTATCCAATTGTGGAGATGGTATGGTGAGAAAAATATTAAATGGTGGCGCGATCGTCCCTGTGTATTTACATCACAATGCGTGTCTCGTGACTCAGAATCATGGAGAAAATACCTGAAATATCTAGAGGTTCGAGCAAAAACATTACGACGTCCATATCATGGACGCGCGACAAAACGTTTACTACCAAAGTGATTGACATATATAAATGCGAATTAATATAATTAGCAATCATCGTAAGAATACCGGACTTTCACAAGATGTGAAAATTTTATGCGGTCTTCTCACTGCTATTTTTGACAAAGATGTTCAAGTTCAACTTGTACAGTACACACAACCTCAGTGTTCAGAAAGTGATATTAATATATTTCTTGAGATTTTGAATCCATCTCTTTTTTCATATGCTGCTAAGAATATCTGGATTCCAAATATTGAATGGACTCCACTTACATGGGTTCCTTACATGGATATGGTAAATGAGATTTGGGCAAAGACTCATGAAGCAGAGAGTATTATCGGAGATCTAACATCTACTACTGTGAGATATATTGGGTGGACTTCGTTGAGCAAGGAGACGTCATCTAATAAAGATTATGATAAAGCGATTGTTCCACTTGGAAAAAATCCTAATCGTGAAATTGATGTTCTTTTTAATGCATACGAAAAGATTAATTTGATCGGACCTGTTGATTTTTATAATCTTCCTCTTCTACACGTGGTTTCTTGGAAACCTATTGAAGTGCCGTCAACTATTTCAGATCGAGTTGTAGTTCACGATAAGCTTTCAGATGAAGAATATGATAAACTTCTAACAGAATGTGGTCTATGTATTTGTCTATCTAAAGCAGAGGGATTTGGACACGCAGTAAACGAAGCTATGTCGGCAGGATGTAGTATGATTGTCTCGTCTATTGCTCCCTTTCTTGAAGATGTTGTTGGAGAAGCAAATGCTGGTGCATTATTTTGTGAATCAAGTAAAACTAGTTCTAATGGTATATTTTTTGGATCGCTAGTATCATCTGATGTTGATTCACTGGTTAAACAACTTCAGCAGTACACTGATACATCTAACGAAGATAGGAAGGCTGGAGGTAATTATATGCGTACTATCTATGAAGAAAATCATAGACTATGGCTTAATCGTATGAGATCACTAATACCACAAATTCTACATGTAGAATCTGAATACAATATTATTGAAACGTTGCCCAACGAAGATGAATTGCCAAATGTATCAATTGTATGTGTAACTCGCGATCGTCGTGTATTTATGCCTGTTTTGAAGTATTCTTACATGATTCAGTCATATCCGGAAGAAAAGATGGAATTAGTAATTATAGATGATGGTGATGATCCTATTGAAGATACCTTAATTGGTGTTCCAAATGTAGTATATGTACGTCTTGATGAGAAGAAGACAATTGGAGAAAAGCGTAACATAGGTATTTCAAAAGCAATGTATGATGTAATTGCATTTATGGATGATGATGATGTATATCCGAATAATAGCATAATTGAGCGTGTAGCTATGATGCTAAAAACTCCTTCAAAAGAGTGTGGTTTTTGTTCAGTGATTCCTTGTTATGATATTATGAAGTATTCATCATTTATGAATATTCCTCCTCTAACTCTTTCTATGTCTGAACGTGTGTCTGAAGCGACTCTAATTTTTACTAGAAGTTTTTGGGAAGCTCGTAAGTTTGGAGATGTTCAGATTGCAGAAGGTGACGCATTTATTCGCGGTCGCGAGCATATGTGTCGAGAAATATCTCCACAAGAGGTTATTGTAAGTTTAGTTCATTCTAAAAATACATCTTCTCGTAAGATTCCTGATTTCAAAGAACCAAATGGATGTCATTTTGGTTTCAATGAAAAACTATTTGAAATGGTTTCGGAGATTGGTGAATCTTTAAAGCCCGAAGAGGGAAGCACGGCGTGAAGCTGAGCGGCGCTTCTTACGCGTGCCACCAGCCTTTGACGCAGGAGCCGCAGCCTCTGCAAGTTCAGGCGCAACAGCTACGGCATCAGCAGGCGCACCACCACGAAGCTTCTTGCCAAGCTTCTTAAGCATCTTACGAGCCTGCTTCTTCGTAACAAGCTGAAGCTTGCGACGGCGACCACCAACAGGCGCGGAGTTTCCAGCAGTACCATTTAGGACAGTCGGGTTAGAATACTTTTCCATTTGTTTTATACTTCCAAACAGAGAAATTTTAGGATGAACAAGTTAGACAATTATTTGACGCAGGGGGTTCGACTGTGAATTTTTGAGCCGACGAGGCAGCCTTAGTTCTCAAATAATAACAACCAGTTTTCAGACCTTTCTTCCAAGCATACATATGCATAGATGACATCTTGGCATACGTGGGTTCAGAAAGGAATAGATTCAGTGACTGTGACTGGCAGATAAATGGGGCTCGATCAGCTGCCATATCAATTAGTACCTTCTGAGGAATCTCCCATACAGTCTTATATATATCACGAATATCCTGGGGAATTTCCGTAATGTTTTGAACACTTCCATTATCTGCTATAATTTGTGTACGAATCTCTGATGTCCATAGACCAAGTCTTGTAAGTTCATCTACTAGATACTTATTCACGACCATAAAGTCTCCAGCTAATACTCGTCGAGTGTATAGATTTGACGTAAATGGTTCAATACATTCATTATTACCTAGAATCTGAGATGTAGATGCAGTAGGCATCGGGGCAATAAGTAATGAATTGCGCATACCAAGACTACATTTTTTACGTAATTCATTCCAATCTAAATAAGTTGTACTTGGAGTTTCATTCCATAAATCAAATTGGAGTTTTCCTTTACTAGCAGGTGAATTGGTAAATGATCTATATGCAAGAGCATCATCTAGACCCATATTTCTCCATACATCTGATGAAGCACCTTCCATACTTTCACTTGCAGCTGCATAATAGATATTTTCAAAGATTTCACGATTCAACTTCTTTGCTCCATCTGATGTCCAAGATAGCTTTAGCTTAGCAAATACATCTGCTAGACCCTGAACTCCAATTCCAATTGGACGATGACGCATATTAGAATTACGACATTCAGTTGTAGGATAGAAATTCTTATCGATTACAATATCTAGATTACGAGTGAGAATACGAGTATACTCACGAAGCTTTTCAAAATTAAAGTAATATTGATTATGAAGTGAACTATATTCTACGAATTTAGGAAGAGCTAATGATCCTAGATTACATACAGCTGTTTCTTCAGGAGAAGTAAACTCCATGATTTCTGTACATAAATTTGATGATTTAATAGTTCCTAGATGCTGTTGATTACTTTTTATATTAGCAGCGTCCTTATAGCAAAGATAGGGTGTTCCAGTCTGAATTTGAGAATCCAAAATCATCTGCCATAACTTTTTAGCAGGAAGAATCTTTCTACCCTTTCCAGCTCGTTCATATTTCATATACAAATCATTAAACTCAATACTATGTACATCTGCTAGACCAGGACATTCATCTGGACACATTAGAGTCCAATCTTCTCCCGATTCAACTCTTTGCATAAATAGATCTGGAATCCAAAGACCATAGAATAAATCACGTGCACGATCCTCTTCTGCTCCTTGATTAAGTTTTAGACGTAGAAATTCTTCAATATCAGCATGCCAGGGTTCTAGATAGATAGCAAATGATCCATTACGCTTTCCTCCTTGATTTACATATTTTGCAGTATCATTAAATACTTTTAGCATAGGCACAATACCAGTAGATTCTCCATTAGTTCCTGCAATACGTGATCCCCGAGCACGAATATTGTGAATTGATAAACCAATACCACCAGCCCATTTAGAAATTTGTGCACAGTCACCAAGCGTTTTATAAATTCCTTGAATTGAATCAGAATTCATTGTGAGAAGAAAGCAAGATGATAATTGTGGATGAGATGTGCCAGAATTAAATAGGGTTGGAGTAGCATGTATAAAATAACCCTGTGATAGAGCATCATATGTCTCCTTAACCTTTTTGTAATTATTACCATGAAGTTGAATAGATACGCGCATCCACATATGCTGTGGGCGTTCAATTACCTTACCATTCTTCTTAAGAAGATAAGCTCTTTCTAATGTCTTAAATCCAAAATAATCAAACATAAAGTCACGAGAGTAATCAATTATTAATTCATAGCTAGCGGGATCTTTACATACTAGATCATGATAAACATCTGATACAATCTCATCTTCGTGATAAAGAGTCTCAACACATTCTAGTAGAGTTGATGGAGTATTTTTATGATGATTATCAATTAGAATTCGAGCTGCTAGCATACCATAATTAGGATGATAACGAGATTGCATCATTGCGCATGTTTCTGCCGCAAACTCATCAAGTTCTGATGTCTTAACTCCATCGCTTAGTTGCATACATACCTTTTGTGCTACTAAATCTGGATTTACGTGCTCTAATCCATCAGATAACTTACGAATACGTTGAAGGATTTGATCAAATGATACAGGCTCACGATTGCCATTGCGCTTTGTTACATATAGATGTTCTGCCATATTTACCATTATATGCATTCCTTTCAAGAAAATCCGTTGTCAATGAATAATGTTAGCGAGTCTTTTTTCGTCTAAAACTCAACCACCATCTACACCTCCAATGTCTCCTATGGTGACTAGATCTATGACACGTAGTTCATCAAGTGGATGGTCAACTGCTTCGCAAGAAGGCACTTTAGATTACAAATATGGTGTTATTCCAGGAGCACAGGGTTGTGCGATTATTCCCTCTTTGATTGTTCAAGGTTTAACCAAACAAAGAGATAAACGATATGTTACAAAAATTTTTGTAGATGAAGCTGCATATAAGGAGGAAAAAAGAAATAATGCGTTTGTCAAACAAATTGATAGAACTAATCAGTTTACAAATGTAAGTTTTAATGAAGACCCTATTGATTTAAGTCTTCTTACAAAAGAAGATATTAAAAACTGTGGACAGATTATTGGAACACGTGCAGATCTAGCTCTAAAAAAGTATGTAAATTACGAATATCTTGGAAAGTCTCTTCACACAATTATGAGTCATAGTATTGAATTAACAAAGGGTGATGCAGATGATATCATATATGGTCTTACGAAACTAATTACTAAGGTTTATTTGATGAATAAGGGTGAATTAAGTGGAGGTACTGTTATATTTCACAATGATTCTCATCGTGGAAATATTATGTACAACCCCAGAAACCATAATGTTTATTTAATTGATTTTGGTCTTGCTACAATTGGTGCTCCTAGAAAAGGAGATGTACTCGGAGATATGACAAAACTTACAGAAACTACTGGATTTATGGTTACGTATATTTTATCAACAGTTCCAGACTTATCTGAATCTAAAAGACAAGCTTTAACTAAATATTTAACATTTGTTAATTCTAATTATCTTGGAAGAGCATCTGCTCCTAGAGGATTTGTTCCAACCTATACAGCAGAGAGTATACTAAAAGCTAGTCAAGATCTAACAAATGAATTTCAAGATGGTGGACGCCGTAGAAGAACTAAACGAACAAAACTTAATAAGACTCTAAGAAGATCCAGACACAAGGTTAACAGAAATATGCATTGATTCTAGTTCATGGATTGTTAATCCTAGTGCATAAGGTGTTGCAAGTATAGTAGATTCTAATTCTGGATTTGCATCTAATAATCCACTTTCAGATTGAAATAGTAATTCTGTTTTATCTGAGCGTTCCATTAAAGATTCATTTAAAAATTTTGAAACACCATGTGTGATCAAACAATCGCGTTCCATTTCACCAATACGCAGACCACCATCGTTTGCTCTTCCTTCAACTGGTTGATGAGTAAGTAATTTCTTAGGACCAGTTGCACGATAATTTAGTTTATCTTCTACCATCAACTTAGATCGAATATAATAGGTTGGTGCCATAAATATTTCTGCTTCCATCATTTCACCTGTCTGTCCGTTATATAGTACTTCATGACCATACGGATGGAATCCTGCCTTTAAAAGTAACTCAGATGTTTCAGATACTCTGTTCTGTGTACTAAATGGTGTTGAATCAATAAGAGACCCCATTTCTAATCCTAATTTAGTTGACATTGATTCAATAAATTGTCCAATTGTCATACGAGATGGAAATGCGTGAGGATTTACTATCATATCTGGACGAACACCTTTTGATGTGTAAGGCATATCCTCTTCTTTAAGACGTAATCCAACTGTACCTTTCTGTCCATGACGAGCACTAAACTTATCGCCTAATACAGGAACACGATGTTCAGCAATGCGGATCTTTACTGCACGAAGTCCATCTTTGGTAACATACCGATATACAGAATCTACAAATCCGGTCTGTCCTTTCTTAGTAAATTTGGATGAATCAGAATATCCACTAACTACTCCCCCAGAATTCTTTATGGGATGAACAATACCAACTAATATAGTTTTATCATCAACTTCTACACCAGCTCGAATAATACCATCTGAATCTAGTAAGTCATAATTATAACCTTCTTTGCGTGTTACTGTTTCACGATATTTCGGATCTGTTGCAATATTTCCAAACTCTGTAGATTCAAATACCTTAACTTCTCCTTTATCAAATCCCATATTAATTGGCTCCTCTTCAAAATCATATGAATGATAATAGGTTGTATGAAACATACCACGATTCAAAGCAGATTCATTAAGCAGAACAGAATCTTCCTGATTGTAACCAGAATATACCATAAGAGCTACCATTGGATTCTCTCCGTAAGGAAGACATCCTAAAATATGATTATATACCCATGTTTGAGATAATGGTCGTTGTGCGTAATTCAACCAAGTAGAAATAGTATCAAATCGTTTGCTAAATGCAGTATTATACCAACTACATGCCTGCTTCAATTGTTGACAACTGAATGCATTGCGAGTACCCGGATCAAAATCACAATTTGGAAGAATAGATGCAGATGCTGATAAAATAGCTAATCCATGAATCTCCGATGGAAGTTCTGGATTAAACGGTTCCATACTAATCCGAATATTTTCAGTTTCAGCCGCATCAATATAATCCATATGTTTCTTAACAATTGAATCCCATGTTGTAAGTTTCTTTATTTGTTCAGGTTTAGTTCCTTCTTGGTATATAGGTCTTGACGGACGTCCAGCATCTGTGTATATGAGATACTCATTTTCTAATCGATTCCACGATACTGATACAAATTTACTAATCTTTCCAGCTCTTCTTTGATCAATAAGAGTCTGATGTAAAGAATCTGAGTTCTTTCTCAAAACACCTATTAAATCTGAATTTAAGTATACGCGTGTCCACTTAGGTTCCCATACACTTGGATTAATTAAAGATAATGGAATGAATTCCGAATTCTGTTTAACAATATCATAAATTATTTTAGAAGATGAGGCTGTAGAAATAGAACATAGAAGTGTCATTGATTTGATTAGACCAATATTGCGTCCATCAGGATTATCAATGGGACACATAATTCCCCAAGTAGATGAATGAATACGTCTCATTTCTACAATCTTTCCACCCTTATCTACGTCCATATTAACACGTCTTAGTTGAGCTACTGTCCCTAAAAATGCATAACGGCTGAGTTCTTGCGCAATACCATCCTTACCGCCCCATTTTCCTTTAAATGATTTTTCAATGTCATACATGAAACTAGATGCCCGCCAATAATATCCAATATTCTCCTCCTGAAGTAATTCAGCTAACTTCTTTCCAGCATACTGTTGTTGCTCAAAATGAATACGAGAGTCCATTTCTGTTAACATACGCTTTGATGTCTCCTTGAAGATTCGACGAAATTCCTGAAACATTAGATCACCCGATGCAGAAAGACGTTTAAATCTAAAATGATCACGATCAGTTTTAGGTTTAATATCCAGAGCTACATCCATCGCCATACGAGCCATATATCCTAGTAGGTAAGCCTTTCTGCGATAGAATGAAGCAGGTGATTCTCCTTCAATTTCAGCACAATGTGGAAACAATTTATCATAAAGATTGTTATATACACCTCCTTCAGATCTAGTACGAGTCTGTCGTTTTAGAAATAGTAAATTAGGATCTTGGTTTTGATCCTTTTCTCTTGCCATTTCCTGTCGTGTAAACTTTTCATGCGACAATATCAATTCTGCAAAAAGTTCATCATATTGAGTTCTTTCAACTAACGGAATACCTGCTAAAATAGTATCGTAAATATCTTTATCATTTGTTAGACCCAAAGCATAGAATACACTTATTACAGGAACAGGTTGAGTAAAATCAGGAAGTGTAATTACTGCTAAGCGACGTGTGGAGAAATCAGATAGATCAGAAGTACTTGCGATTTGTTTAGGATCATCAGGTTTTCTGTTCTCTGGAGGAATGATTAAAAAATGAGAATATGGACCCTTTGTTCCATCTTCTGAACTTGAACGTATACCTGCAATATATTCAAACGGCTCAGCCTTAGTTGCTCCTTCAAGTTTACTTTCGGTTTCTTTTTCTACTAATGTTTTTGTTCCTACACTTCCAGAACTAACTTGTTTACGCTTTGAAGCATAAAACATGTTCTCAGCGAGTCTTTCTTGCGTTAGAAGAGCCTTTTCAGCTCCACTAATCACAAAATAACCACCAAGTTCAAATCTACATTCACCAGATCCATATAGCTGATCAGATGTCATAGGAGTTAGATAGCAAAGAGAACTTTTTAACATAAGAGGTAATTGTGCCATCATCACATTCTCAAAACGTTTTGTTTCTGTAACTGTGTCAAAAACATACTCAATATCAACATTCATGCGAATATCAAGAGCATATGTTTTGTTATCTAAACGACACTGGTGAGGTAATACGGCATTACCTATTTCGTCAACTGGTGGTGAATAAAAGATCTCATCACCTTTTTTGCCTCCAATATAGACCTTGATGAAACGAGTATCACCTAAATTTAATGTTAATGGATTCATACCATTGATGAAATTAGGAATCTTGACAGATAACATATCTCCAAATGAATCTAGATGATGTCTAACTAATGGGTTTGACGTATCTTTAAAATAAGTGTCTACTACATGTCTAGCAATATCCATTCCTTTCCTTGTAACAAAGAAAGAATGGAGTATGTAAGTACTGCCGCTTTAACTGTTTTGTTTACGGTCGCTCTCCTTTTAGTCTACAAGTATGTGATAAATCCACAAATAGTATTACGAATGGATCCTACAAAGATGGCAAAATGTCCAGATAGTTGGACATATGATTCAGCTAGTAACTTATGTAAGCCAAATGCTTCAACAAGTTGTATGCCGTTTGACCCTGATGCAACAACAATTCAATCATCTGTTGCTAAGTGTAATTTAGCTCGTACATGTGGGACTACGTGGTCTGATATGTGTGGTTAGGTGCAGCATGTAAAAACATTTGCTTTACATGGTGCACACAGTGGGATTTGAACCCACGACCCTCGGCTCATAAGACCGATGCTCTACCAGCTGAGCTATGCGTGCTATTTAGTCCTACCGAGAATCGAACTCGGATTTTCAGATTCAGAGTCTGACGTACTAACCATTGTACGATAGGACCGTATGCCTCCAGTGTGAATCGAACACACGACCTTTTGCTTACAAGGCAAACGCTCTACCAACTGAGCTATAAAGGCTCACGGTATCGGTGGGGGTTGAACCCACGACTTCCCGATTAACAGTCGGGTGCTCTAACCAACTGAGCTACGACACCATACATATAGTCAATTATGTATATGTAAATCATATATGACTTACGGAATAAGTTATTAATAGTTGATAATGTACGCCGAAACATATAGACCAACTAATCTTTCGGATGTAATCGGTCATGATGATGCAAAAAAAACACTTCGTGCATATCTTACTACAGCTGGATTTCCCAAGGCCATTATGTTGACTGGTTCACCTGGTATTGGAAAGACCACTCTTGCTATAGCAGCTGCAAAAACTATGGAATTTGATCCACTTGAAATTAATGCATCCAGGGCAATTAGAAGTTATGAAGATGTTGAAAAAATTAAAGATGCATGTCGATCTGCTGTTAATATATTTTCATTTATGAAAGGAGATATTACTCGCAAGACATGTGTGATATTAGATGAAGTTGATGGATCAGATCCACACGCACAGGCGCGAATTGTTGAGTGGATTAAAGATACAAATCGTAAAGTTCCTATCATATGTACTGGGAATGAGCTTCCTACTATATTTAAACGTAATATAGATCACATTGAAATTATAAGATGTTTTCCTCCCCGAGCATCTGATATTCAGTCTCTATTTTTACATGTAGATATTAGTGAATCTATTAAGGAATGTCAATATGATATTAGAAAATTAATTCATATGGTTCAGTACGGTGCATCTGACCCAATTCCTAAGTATCTTGCCCCCCCGACTGGTTTGCCGATTGAGAAGACATTTCTTCTTCGCCAGAAGATGTTTGATTTACCGGATTCCCTTCGCGAATATCATAGCGGCATACAGGACATCGAACTGACAACGAAAACCAATTCACAACGCAAGCGCGGTGGTAAACGTGACCACATTGCCGAATCCGACAACCTCCCGCCGAAATTGCTTCCTGGCAAATTGCACAATTTGATGTTGCATTAGGAACATCTTCAACTGAACTAGCTATCTGTGCTCGTGTTGGAGCAACGGTAACTGGTTCCGAAAATGAAGAATTACTAGGAATAGTAAATGCAATTAGAGTTCGTGCTGCTTCACGTAATTGAGACTCTTGGTAGTGTTGTGTATTTATACGATTAATAATATCCATATAAGATGCCTCATTATTCATATATCGAGCAATGATAGTTGGTCGATGCTCAAAAGGAATAGAGCGAATTGTATTATTTGATAAAAATTCATTACGTCCATTAATCATATCTTCTAATAATGAAAAAACGTCTGATGTATGATTATTTGCCATTTAATGTATTAGTGATTAAACGTTGAAAATGATTAGCGCTTAAGAAACATATCCATTGGACCACGTTTATGCTTTGTGAGATAGGGTGCAGTTGTAAATAAGATTGAATCTAATTCTTTTTCTTTCTTATCTAAAACCTTAAGAGTAGCTTCTTCTTCATCCATACCTTTATCAATAAAGTCTTTCCACATCTTTTCATAATTTATTTTTGGCTTGTATCCTTCAAGATTTTCAATAGAAAGTGCAAATAACTGTGCAACTGGATTTTGTATCTGATTCGTAATATAGAATTCCGTATCAGGTTTCAAACCTTTAGCTCGAACATAATCAACATGTTCAATTTTATCGCCTTGCTTCTTTTCATCCTTACGATTCGCAACATAAATGTATGGCAGACGATCACCAACCTGCGGAGCTGTTCCAGGATCACGTTCCCCCATACGATCTGCTAAAACACGATGAGCAATCTGGTCGGGATTCTTATAATCATCGCGCAACTGTTTTGTGATTATATATTTTTCCATAGGAAGTTCATTTTTTAGAACACGTACAAGCATATCCTTTACAAATTCTTGTGCTGGTCGAATATCTCGTTTTTCCATGAGAATGTCCAGTGCTCCACCGAATATATCCTTTACAATAGGTGCATTGTCACGACGTTTAAGAGCAACCCCCATAGTCTTACGATAACATTTAGTAATATCAGTTTCATATAACATTCCTACATACCGTTTACGACAAAATAGAATGAATGGAAACATAGTCTTTTCGTATTCAATCTTATGAGCTTTACGACATAAACTTGTAATACGAGCAGCAGATTCTTGTCCTAATCTAATTGATTCAGCAAGATCCTTTGTTGCAAACTTAATGAAGATTGAATCTGTATCTCCATAAATTACATCACCACCAAACTCTTTTTCTACAACACTCTTTGCAAAATAAATACGATCACGTCCTGCTGCAGTAGTACATGCAGCTACCTCCATCTTACGAATTGGAGATGTACGAGAACCACATTGACCATATACTGAATTAGCAACAACCTTATATGCAAGTTGGAGACCGTTTAGAACAGCCTTTTGTGCCTCATCTTCTACAGACTCCATGATCTTCCGCGTCTCTTTCCGCTTCTTGAGAAGAATGTCCAACGTGAGAGGCAGAACCCCGATGGTACGAACGTCCGATGTCGGTTGAACAAACCCGCACACTGTACGTCCAGTAGGGTTTTTGTTGTCGTCATATGTATCGTAACCGATTTCATCAATTATATATCCCCCACTTTTAAGATCCTCTCCATCTCCGCCTTCTTGATGAATCTTCTTACCTTTAGCATCATATGTCTTTACATAAACTAGTGTATCTGGAGATAGATTAAATGCAATCATATTCGATGGATATAGTGAATTGAAATCAAGTACTGCAATAGGTTGATCTAAATACATACCAATTTTAGGAGGAAGAACAATTGCTCCTTCATATGAGGAATCTCCTTCTAGACTTTCTTGTGTCATGATGATCTGATTACGCTTTGATGCATTATAGACAACAGCGGAGAAGATCTTAATACCCTGACCTCTTAGAAAGATATACTGAATTGGAACCTTACATACATCTGCCATACCCCGAGCATTTACGAGTGTATCTAGTTTAGCCATAAGTGTGAGAACAAGATCACAATCCTGTATGTTATACTTTGCTACAGCTGCACGTTGTTCTGATGTTCCAGTATGTGCTTCCAGCATATCTTTGAAACTGATGTCATCCTTTGTAAAAGACCATTCTACCTTTGTAATATCTACATCATGTAGAATCGCATCCTCAGTTCTTACAATAAAGAATTTAGGTTCTACGATTTCAGTAGGAAACTTACGACCTTCTTGATATGGATTAATTGTATTACCAACAATATCAAAACGAACAAGATTACCGGTAAATAATCCACGTGTACTTTTTGTATAGATTTTTACTCGATTTTTGTCTAGTCGTTCCATCTTAATAACCTTATCACGCAGGAATGTAGTCGAAACATTATCAAGTTTGTATGAATCCAAATTCTGTTCACGACGAACACTTAGAAGCAAGTCTACCGGAAGACGACCAGGCATTTCAAAATATCTAACTGCAAATTTACCGGATGCTAATTCAAATGTCTTCTTTTCAGTCTTTACATAATCATTTTTCCATGAACTTCCTTCCACACGTCCAAAGTTAAGATGTATCTTATGTCTTTCAGCACGATCTGCTATATATGGATCATCAAAACCAAACGTATTAAATCCTGCTATAACATCTGGATTCTCATCTTGGATACACTTTTCGAACATTAGCAGAAGATCACGTTCATTTTTACATGCTATAAATTCAACACCTGGATCCTGCGAAGGAGTAATTGTTCCATTACTAAATACAATGCGTTTACCAGCAGCTAGTAAATCATTGGAATAACGAAAGCTAATACCAATCTGCATAATCTCATCTCCCGGATTTGTAGCTACTGGAAATAATCCTGAAACAGAATATGTTTCAATATCATAAGCTGCTACAAGAAGAGGGATATTTTTAGTAGCTGCTGATTTTATCTCGTCATATTTGACTTCGTAGAATACATCTACATGAACTCCTTCGTCGGGATCATAATCATCTGCCTCAAATTCAAATGGAGAAGCAGGAGATAGATCCATTTCATGAAACAGCCTAATAAACGGAGGAAGATTAGCTTCGAAAATGTCTTCTGTTACTATACGACGATTTCCAATACGCATTAAATTTTTTAGTGTTTTTTGAACTGTCTTAAACATCCACATAGCAGGAAACGAAAGCTTCCATACTTTAATAGGAGTAAGACCATTAAATCCACGCATTGCGTCTAATTTACATTCTAGTGTAACTTTCAGACCACGCAGTTGCTTTCCAGATGATTGTTCTAGAGTAGAATGAATTAATCCACTTGTTTCACCATCTATCATGCGAAGATAGAAATAAGGCTGAAATCCCGTAAGCCGTACTTGCGCGACTTCGCCTTTGTCAGTTCTACCGAATACATCCACAACGTATTTAAATTGAATATCTTGTTCAAGCCAATCGGCTGGTTGTAGAAATGGCATATTATTTAAGATCATAAGTTTTATATGCCGATAGTTCGTTTTTCATCGGAGCTTGTCGGTTTATTAACATCATTTGTGCCGATGATGGTTCGAAAAATACTTGGACCATGTGATGTACATCAATCTTATCAAAATTTTTACAACTAAAAACATCTAGATAAATATCATTTGTTTCTTCTACAAAATGTGCACAGATATTTGAAGTTTCAATAAGTTGGACTAGAGTAAATCCAGCCTTATTTCCATGACCAAAATGCTGAACCTGTGGTTCACCAAATGGTACCATGTCAATTTTCTTGACTAATGTTTTAGCAAATGAGGTAATATTAGTTGCGCACCGAATCATTTTCGGATTACAATTCCCAAAATTTGCTACAAGATGATATCCCCAATACTTCATTTAAGCCTTTTACGTATTTACTTTCTAAATGACATGTAAAGATGTCATATCTAACTTTCTTTGAAAACACTCGTCAAGGGGAAGCTTCTAGAGATCCTGATATGCGAAGAGGAGCTCCTGTTGGACATGCTAGTCCGAGTGGATGTGGAAATAATTGGGCTGTACAAAATGTAGCTTCTAATCCTGGCATGATTAGTAAGGGAAACTTTGGTAACTCTCCTGAAGGAGGATGTGCTATTGATATTCAAAGTAGTTTATTGTTTGGAGCACCGGGAACTTCTCGTCAACGAGGACCCAAACAGGTGTTTCCTAGACCTTGGGCTACTACTCCTAATCTTGGACTAGGAACTATTGAAGGAATTGATGATCAGAATAAGGTTGTTTTTGGACATTCAACTGCCAACCGCAAAAGTATTCAAACTGTCACTGACAAACAGTTTCCTGTTTTTGCTCCTCTTCTACCTGAGTTGGAATCTGACTACTCTGAATACAGTCAGAACGTAGCATCATTTCTTCCTGGTCGAGGGCGTGGATATGCCTCAACGCTTGAGAAGAAGAATCGGATTGATCTGACTTCATGAGTTTAATATTAATTGACTTATCAATAGATTCCATATTTTTACGAAGTTGCATAAATGCTACCTGTTGTTCCGACACTACTTTTTGTTTTGGAGCTCCTCGTATTATAGGACTCGACATAATCATATCAACCGCATCGATAATATCATTTGTTTTAGAAAATGCTTTTTTAGCCTCTTCTTCGTTACAAGAAGCTAGCATCATAATTCGCTCAATATGCGCACCATTCATTTTTTACTGCTTATATGTAAATACTGTTAAGATGCGTTTTATTGATGCATTATGTCCTCCAGCCCTTCTATATTTACTATACGTAGTAATCCATACTGGACTTGATCTATCACTTGGTCGGTTCGCAACCGCCGCTATTAAAACAGTTATGGGTGTATCTGGTGTAGTAATCCTCGATGCACTATGTAGTGTTGACCTAGGCATTGTGTCATGGGTTATTGTTGCTACTCCATTTATCATGGTAGCACTAGCTTCCTCTATCTCTCTAGGACTTGGAATGGATAGAATGGCAGCTAATCTCTTAAGAGATGGATTTGCTAATCCTCTAACTGGAGATAATCTAAAAAATAGAGATGAGATAGTCTCACATTTAAAGCATCAAGATGCGTCACCGGTTTCAACATCATCTATATATTAAAATTAAATGAGTTGGATGAGTTGGATATATAGACAATTTTTTTACTGTAAACGACAGCTATGTCCACATGTTAAACGTGAGATGCCAAGCGTCCCTATCAGTAAGCTACCTTGGTTCTGGGTAGGAGCTAAACTTTCTGATAAGATTGTTTGCGTAACAGATCTTGTTAATAATCATGTAAAATATGGCACAACAGTTACATCAAAACTCTTAAGTGAAGTTACAGATATTCACGAAAATGCTACATGGAAATATATTGATGCAAAAACGTTAGAAGAGAAAGATTTTCCTCCTGACGGAATCGTAATAGAGGATGACACATTATATTGACCAGTATTTAATACTTAATAATCGCAACTACTTTGCATTAGCAGAGGAATTCACTATACTTGAACAACTTTTCAAACAAGATACCGTTTTTGAAAAGTTGAATTTTTGGATTGATATGGTAATATATCCTATCATCAGTTTGATATCAATTATTTTTTATAACCAAAAAATGAGTGTGTTTACTATTATATCTATTCATAAAGCAGTAACAAAATGGCAACAATATATACGTTATTTACATCTCAAATCAGAAACTAATGAATGGAAACAAATTGTATATTCAATAGGTGGTCCAACAATATCAACGAATGATGACACATATATCATGTATGTATTTGCGGATGCTATGCAAAGATTACGCAACAGGTTGTTCCCCACCTTCTTTACCAAAAAACGTACCAAAAGTCTTTAGAAGTTCAGCACCCTGTTCAATAGCAGGCTTCATCTCTGCTAGAGAACCCATTAGTTCTTTTTGAAGACTCATCAACTCCTTTGTATCTCTACGCATTCCACCTATCTGTTCAGGTGATAAATTACGGTATGCGTGCAATATAGTTGTTCCAATGTCTACATGAGGATCAGATGTCTTAGGAGGTGCAGGCGTAGGATCCGAATCCTTCTTTTCAGTAGGTTTTGCATTTTCATTCTCAAATGACTCTGTTGTTACACGAGAAATGAGATAAACACCTACTATTGCTGTTAGTACAGATAGTACTGCTGACATTGCTTGGGATGCAACGATGTAAATTAGCGCAAGCCACACCACTACGTGAACTAAATTACGCTGCATTAAAAAAATAGTGGCTACGAGGAAAAGCCCTCCTCCAAGTATTGTATCTAGTTTCATCTTTACTTACTTCCAGCGCTTATAAAATTTGGCATTCCATCACCAGGTTTTCCACCGTAGTAATTAAATTCACCTTGCGTCGCAAATCCAGGTTTGTTTGGGGAGATCCCTACGACATCAGCAATTCCACGCGCACCTGTTCCTTGGTATGAAGCAGAGACGGCTCCGTATGAACCACCTCCACGTTTTATCTTGCGTGTCTTTCCTCCCTTCTTACCTTTTCGTTTACGTCCGCGTCCATAATGCGTATTTCCTCCACGATCTGATACAGCATATGGTCCCATCTCGGAATGTCTAGTCCAATTAGCTGCACCGGGTGAACCAACATCACCTGAAAAACTATAGTATCCTCCCTTTTTTAGAGTCTTACGTTTAGATCCTTTTTTAAGAGGCATTTACTTCTACTTCGGGAATGTTTTCTGTGACTACCCAAAACTCGTCGTCTTGTTTAATACATTTACAATCAAACCGTTCTCCTTTAGAACGCAGGTATACAGACGTCTTTAGGTCTGGAACTTTCAGATAACCTTTTCCATTTATTTCATAACAATCTGGTATTGTCATGCGTATGACTGTTACTACTTCGCTATCGTCTTTCTCAATAAAATATCCAGGTTTACCAATTGTCTCATCCGAGTGTTCTTCATAACCCTGAATTTTAATATCACCTAAATCTTTCTTATGAATTAGATCAATTGTAACTCCTTCAATATAAGTTGTAAATGTTCCAAGAAGTTGATAAAGCCATTCGTATCTTTGCTTGAAAGTTGAACAGGCAAAGACACAATTTGTGTTATACATCCAAATATCTGCTACTACAAAATCTAATGGTCCAATTTTTTCAACTTTTAGAAATGTATCTCCGCAAATACGTTCATCAATAATACATGGAACTTTTTTGCATTCAGTGTTAGATATCCATAGACATATAGGAGTTTTTTGTTCATATGTGAACACTATCCAACCAGGTATTCCGTTAGTTTGAGGAACTTTAAAAGTACTAAGTCCCTGGGGGACGGGTTTCTTGAATACCAGCCGGTAGTTCGAGGTCCATCCGTACTGATGTTGAAGCCGGTTTACGAGGTTCATATTCAGGTAATTGTACTTCAGGTGGCGTTTGTGTTAAAACAGGTCCGTTTTGCGTCGAAACTTGAAGAGCTGGAAATAATGGTTGTTGTTGAACTACTGGTGGAGGCTGTTGTATATAGTGCTGCTGTACAGGAACATCTCTATATATTATTTTTGGTTCCGGAGGATATAGCATTCTAGTTATCATAAATGTGGCAATCTGTAATACAACCATAACTAATATGGTTGACATCGCAACATACAAGATATCCTGTATAATCATTTGTCTAGACAATGGTTTTCTATGTACTATACAAATACGCAATGGATCTACCTGGAAGTCCTAAAGAAATAATTGATGAAGTAGTAACTAAGGTAGAAGAAGCTCTCCCTGAAGTAGTGGATAAGATTAAGGAAGTATTGCCTGAAGTATCTGAAAAGATAGAAGATGCAGTAAAAAATATTGATAACTTAGCCAATGATGCGTTAAGCAGCATGATAGAACGTGTTCCTCAAGTTGCTAGAGCAGTTGAGGTTGTTGATGAGGCACTTGCCGGTGTTGCTTGTTCTTGCGGACTTTTTGGTTGGACGCTTTCAGCGAGTAGAGCTCATCGTTCTCCTGCCAAATCCGAGGCTCCTTCGAGTGAAGCACCCAAGTAACTTCCTCAATGTGTTCAGGCATCGCAATCACTCCTGTCCAATCTTCTGATGTATAATGCGTTTCTGTGAAACGTTGTCTTGTTTTTAATTGTGGAATATAACACCATCCATCATTTGCCCAAATGAGTGTAACATTTTTAGTTTCAATTGGGTTCGTTAAAATTGAAGTTAATTGTTTTGTTTTCGTATACTCCATTACTTAATATTTGATTGCTTACAGGTAAACCTAATGCTGCCTGTAACCAATTACAGTGCTGTATACATTCGGTAAGAATAATTGTGTCATACAATGATCCGTGAAGTTTATTTTCATTTGGCTTTCTTTTAAATATAAATTCATATAGTTCCTTTAGCTTTGGAGGCTTATATGAACTAAATCTACCTGGTAATTTACATATATTCTTCGATAGAATCATTGTACATTTAAGAGGAACATTAAATCCTTTAAAACTAAATTCGAGATCAGTTTTAATAGCGTTCATAACCACATTATAGTCAAAATTAATATTATGAGATATCATCATATCACATTGTTCTGCCATAAACTCAGTCATAACTTGAAATAAAGCATGTCCCTTTGCATGTGCTAATTCATTTGTAATTCCATGAATTTTAATTGAGTCATCAGGTATTATCCAGTTGTCTGGTTTTATAATGTAATCTCGTTGTTTTACGATTACGTTGTCTTGTAAAATAACCCAAGAAATAGACACTAGGTGTGGCCACTTGTCGAGTTGAGATGTAATTGGATTCTTTTCAGGTAGACCAGTTGTTTCAGTGTCAAATACTAATAGTTTCATATTATGTTATTGTTTAACAACATGTAACACTTAAATCCATTTTACTTATACATTGTGCAAGTAATAAGCAAGCACACCAAAAACAGCAGAGTGTACTGCTAGACCATATGTTGTAGGACAACCAGCATCAGCGACCTTGAACATATAAGCAAGTTGAGGGGCTACAGCTGCAAGAACACCTCCGACTAGGCTATCTACGAGCTTGTATGTATAAGGAGATGAGACCACGAAGAAAAGTAGAGCAAGCGCAACTGCGTGTTTAACCTTTGAACTTAGCATTTGGTTTATTATCACGAGAAAGTTTTTTGAGTTTGAATAATTGCTTGAATCCACTGAGGAATATTGGATACTACATTTTGTACAACTGTCATATCATGTGGAACCGCATAATGAATATCAAGAGTAGTACTTTCACATATGAATTGGATTGTAACAACTAGAAATACTAATCGAGATTTTAGAATTGAGGGTGACCATCTTAAACAGTGAATCTTATAAAGTGCATCAACGTATTCTCGTAGTAATCCATTTTGAGGAGATGTTTTAGCTGCGTCTAATACAGCATCCCATATAATCCAGATTGTGTGAGTGTAAAACTTACTTTCAATAAAATCATTTGGTCTTGGCGAGCATAGTAGATCAGCCTTATTTTGCTTTTTATATTGACTTGCATATTTCAACATCCATGCTACCCAATAAAGTGCTCGCGTAACATCACGCGTTTCTGGTCTTAAACAATATACTAATTCATTCAGTGGAATAAATAACTCTAATGGATCTTGTTGTTTTACCAGATGACGAGCATAGTTAGCTGATGGTGATTTCAAATTTTCATGAATTGTTACATGTTTAAAATCGTGTTCAGGTTTAATTTTTGGTAATGTTGGCAACTTATTCTTACGACACAATGCTAATGAAGCTGCAACTTCACATATCATAATTCGAACATCTGAATTATTTCTAAGATTGGTCATATGTACTGCATCATATTGACTTTCGTATGGCGCAAACTTTTCATACATTCGAACTAAATATAAAAATGTGTTTGGTCCACCACGATTAATATGTTTAGCGGCAGATTCAAATAGTGTCTGCCATAATGAATGTGTAAGTCCAGAACACAGTAATTCTAATGCCCAGTAGCAAGAATAGTCTGCATGACCTAATTTAATATTTTCATCTAAGACCTTATAGACATGAGTTCTTAGATGTCCTGAAAATGTAAATTTTTGAAAATCTGCGACTGTACGCGGATCGTATATATCCATTACTTGTTTAAATGTTTATCGCACTGTAAATAGAACGACTTATTTCGTAAAATAAGATAGATATTGATATTCCTTTCCACATCTTACTAAATCAACATTTTCTACATGACGAAATCCCGATGTCTTAAAAATATCAATCATACGTTCTTTAGAAGGCATATTCCAATGGTGTTTATTTTCGCGATATTTTGTTCCATTGTTATCATTTTTATCATAATACGAAAACGTTTCTTCATAAGTAGCCTTATCTTCATCAGCCTTCTTATTAAGTCGTCCAGTATACTTGAACTTATCAAAAAATACATTAGATGCAGTCTGCCGTTCAAGTGAATACTTTTGAAGCGAGAAAGCGGCAAATGGTGATGCTAGATCGTGGAGTGGATCATATTTATCAGGATCTACTAAGTGTACAATAAAGTAACCACCAGGTTGTAACCATTGATACGCATTATCTGAAATAATCTTGGGATTCTGAAACTGATAAATAGAAAATCCTGTCAAAACACAGTGTGTCATTGATTTCTGAGGAAATAGATGTACCTGTGTAATATCTCCTTTTTGAAAGGTAGCAGATGGTGTATTCTCACGAGCTTTCTTTAACATACTTTCAGAAATATCAACACCTGTATAATCAACACTCAAATTCTTAAACCATGTTGCATGCGGTCCTGTTCCACAAGCCATATCTAATACATGCACATTCTTAGTATTCCAATCAGCTAATGATATATCTTGCATAGAAACCTGTTCGTATTTCAACATATCTTGTGGATTCCATAATAGATCATATATACTGGCATATACATCGTCATATATTTCAGTAGCATCTTCATATGTCACAGAGCCTTCATTCTCAAACCCTTCTTGTCCCGAAACCCACAATGTAATACCGTACATTAAAAATACAAGTACAGCTAGAAAAATGTACTCTAATTTCATTTGTTATTATATATACTTTATGTTGTGACATCACTTACGACAGTGGAAATACCAAATATGTTTTTTATTGATTCAATTTTTGAGAAACCAAGATACAGAACTACAATCATTAATATACCAATTAGTATATCAGTAAATAATGGTATATATGATCCTGACTGAGGATTCTCAGGTGTACCACTTGCAAGATCATTCATTCTATTGATTACATCAGCTCTATCCTTTTCACTCGCCAGCTGTTTCTTTAAGAAAGCATTATCAGCTGTATCTGCACCTTCTTGTGCAATAAGAGCATTAGAAAGATTTGTGAATATAGACTGTGATTGTTTTTCACTCTTTAGAGCGTTGTATTGAGTGTTATAGTTGTTTAAAACTGGCTGAACTTCATCTGTAGCAATACGTTGTTTTTCAGTATTTAACCATCCTTGCCCATTAAGGAGTGTATAGTATGCAATACGAGCTTTTTCATAACCTTCTGGATCTTGATCTTGATTTTCTGTCGCTGTATCCAATGCTGATTTAAGAAGCACTAAATCTTTTTGTTTCTGACAATTTGGATCACACGGTGGAGGAAGTGGTGGAGGAGGCGGTGGCGGAGGTGAAGCTGGAGGAGAAGGAGGTGGTGGTGGAGCAGACGGTTGATTACCCATTACTTAATACTACTTGAAAAGTTCACAAGAAAGAATATTCCTATTCCAAGAGAGACTAATGCAATACTATGTACATATGTACCAAGTATAGATGACCCAATTATATAGATTAAAGCTACTATTATTAATAATAATATAACTCCAAAAATAATAGGTTCAATAGTAGATATTTGATCAAGTTGTTTTTGTGATTCGCGTATATTTTCACTTATATGTCCTGCCTGAGCATTAGCTTTTTTAGCAGTATCCTTATCTATATTGAAAATCTTCTTAAAGAACGTAATAATATCATTTGCCTGTTTGTTTACTATCATAATATCTGTTTGGCGTTGAAATTTGGTTTCAACTGTGTCGGCTATTTTATCACGAGTTCTATCTATAGGAGATACTGTATTCATGATTGAAGTATAATCTGGGTTTTGTAGCCGAGTAAAAATGTTTCCAAGATTACCAGGTGTAGAAGTTATCATCCACATTTGACTAGATTGATTATCTACTGTTAGATTTGAAAGAGGTAACCCACCAGTGTAAAGAGCAGATACGGTACCATTATATTGAAAAGCGTTTTGAGAAGAATCTATTCCATACAGAGTTCCATCTGACCCCTTACCATAAATTGTTCCATGTACTTCACCTATCGGTTGCCATGGAGTTTGAAGAGTTTCATCTGTTTGCATCGCTTGTCCACTAGCATCTTTTCCATACAACATTCCATCATCGGATGATGTAATATTTACTGCTGTATCAGTAGATACCTGCCAATTTGGCATATTACATGGTTTAGCACATCGTTGTTTATTATTTGATCCATCTTGTGCCCAGATATATGTATGAGTTGAAAATATGTTTGTTGCAGAAAATGGTACTGTAATTACAGTCCGTGTTTCTTGATTTGTGGCTGGAGTTACAAGTAAACTTGTGGCACCAGCTGAGTTAGTATATAATAAATACAAGTTTGTTTGATCAGTTGTTAGATCTAACACATTGGATACTTGGTATTGACTAAAATCAACTTCTAACCAATTTCCACTACATGGAAGCTGACATATATATACTGTTCCTCCTCCATTATATCCCCATACAAAGCCTGCTGCTGACGACGACGCCTTTACTAAATTACCAACTATACCTGTCCAATTTAACACAGATGATAGTTGTGTTGATACAATACTATCAATTGAGTTTGTTGATGTTTCATATTCTGACTGAAACGTCGCCATGTTATTCTTTTTCACTTAAAAGATTCCAGACTTATTCTTTATGTGAATAAACTCCATAACACCATTTGTAGAACCTTTTGTTAAATGATGCTCTGAGATTAGCGGTTTCTTAGCCTGATTTTCACTTGACATTACTTCTGCAGTAACAGGAGGACTCCCTGTTTTTTGAAGTTGTAGTCCGACAATCGCTTGTTTTCGTAGATAAGCTGTACGATAAGATGCATCACCATAAAAAGACCCCTTATTATTTGCAGACCGAAGTATCGTTGACATTTATTTACTATCAATGAAAAGTAATGGAGGTTAAGAAGTTTCAGGATTCTCGAAATAAAGAATTAACTGATTTTAAAAAGCAGTACCAATTCTTAAAATCTGAATATTCAGCAGCCTTATCAGCTGCAATAAAAGAACCCGATCCTAATCAACAATTGGTTCTAGTTCAAAGAGTGCAAGAAATTAATGCACAACTCGTAAATGAAGTTCATAATATCATAAATATACTTAACAAAGGTACAGATAATTTCAAACCTAAAGAACTTGATGATTTAACAAACGATCTTATTAAATATCAAAAAGAATATACTGAAATTGAAAAATCTAAAGATAAGGTTGATACTCTTAAATTAATACACACAAATACATCTGAAAAGTTGGATAATGCAACATTTATGTATTATGTTTATATCGCGATATTGGTAACTCTTTCAGTATATGTTGCTTATCTTGTATTAACAACTACATGGGCTCAAACTCTAACAAGTATATTTACTACAAGACCATCAGCACCACCGTGGTAACTCCTAGTATCCCTAATGCAACATATTGACTCGTTGATATAGGAGGAGCCGTCGGGGGAGGAGCAGGTTCTTCACCTCTAATATTAGCGGCTACAATATCATCTTTTTCAGTAAGGATGCCACGCTGTAGTTTACGATTCTTTAAATTAAGATCCGTAATCTTCTGTTCAACACCTGACTTGTAAAAATCCGATATCTTCTGCTTTTCAGAATTTATTTCATCTTGTAACTGACCAATAATGCTATCTAGTCCTTGTTGAGCAGCCATATATCCATTTTGGTAAGAGGAGTTACCAGTTACCTTATATTGTACATAATTACTGCTGTAACCTTGTACAAGAGAATTAAATTGACTATCCATTTGTTACATCCGCCATACAAAATAGATAACGCTTATTTTCAGCAGAAGTTTCACACATACCAGTCACTTCAAGAACATCTCCTGGACGAGCACCTGTCCATTTAGCCATAGGATCTTGTGAATCAATCTTACGAAATACCGAAGGATCTTTTGCATTAGTAGCTTTCAAAATTCCCTCTAGTTCATTACTAGCAACAATACGATGCTTTGGAACCTTTACATGATGCCCATAAAGCAATTGAAGATGACGTATTTCAAATACTTGAAGCAATGGAACATCTTTCTGATTAACATGATTACGTAGTGCCATAATAACGGCTTCAGATAGACGTGATAGACCTACTACAATTGTTCCACTTGAATAATTGTTCTCACTTGCGTAATCAATAAATACATTAAGATCTTTCTCTGAGATACGAGCTTTAGTACTAAATATAATTAAAATACCACCAAACGCATACATCTTTGTATCGTCCAAATTTGATGATACAGAATCAAAATTGTCACCCTTAATACCACGTTCAGTTAGAATTACTTTGAGAGTCGAAAGAGCCCGTTCTTCCATTGTTTAACTACATACAGGATATGAAAATCCGATTCCGTTTTCTGTGTGCTTACAATTAAATGAAAGGATTAGAGTATGCTGTTATAATTGTCGGACTTCTATTTGTATGGTATCTATCAACACAAAAATCTCAAGAAACATTTGTTCCTGAGTTTCTAGAACAGGGTAATGTTAGACGAACAGCTGAAACATCTAAATCGTCATATGCTCAACAGACAAACCATGTGATTCCTACACCTCCTCAACTAGAGGCTATTCCTGGACTAGAAACACCATTCCGTGTTAATATGTTCAACTCCTTTCAGCCCGTTTAATTTATTTTATTATTCATATGACTTCCGCTTTGTAGATGAATAGCTCCAGGTATTTTTAATATAGAAGCTTTATTTTCTACTAAGAATACCCAAAAAATACGTTCATGATACCATGAAAACCTTTTTATATCATGAGTTTTAATATAAGTAAGACAATCCGGATAATAAAAATCTACAAATTTTTCCAAAAGTGTTCTTTTTATTATATAATTTGTGGTGCAATTCCATGGACGAGTAGGTGTTTCGTATGTAATATTTTTCTTTTTAATAAACTCTAATAATACTGAATAATTTATATCATATTGAAAACACGTACCACCATCAGTAAAGAAAGCCCCTATGTCTTCATTAATATTAGTATATTTATTCAATGAAGGAATAGTTGTATCACATTCAAGTATACATAAATGTGTTTGCTCTAAAAATAACTTATTTTTTATTATAGCATACCATGCAGTAAATGTAAGTAACTTACGTTCAGATTCTATATTATGTGGTAAATTTCTAGCTACTATTATTTTATTGCTATTATTTTTTATTTCAGCTGGGCCTACTAGAAAAATATAAGAATCAGGATCCTTTTTAATGCAGTTATCGACACTTTGTTGATCATGACATACATATATAATTATCATTTAGTTATAAATTAGATTATAAAAAATCTCTTTCTTAGAGGCGGAATTACAAATTTAGTTTCTTTTTATAATTTTATAGATTTTCAGTACATTGTTTACCTCGATATATATTATATTTAGTAATATTTAAACACCATGGATAGTTGGTATGAACCGGAATGGTCTAACTACTTAAAACAATTTGATGTTAGTTCTAAGCATTTTGCTCACGTCCCATCTAGTTCTGAAAAATATTGTGTAATAGTAGAACCTAGAAAACATGTTCTTCTAAAATTAGTATGTAAGAACTTTATGTTTTTGTTGAAAGGATGGGGATTAATAGTATTTCACGGATCCGAAAATGATAATTTTGTAAAAAGTGAACTAGCAGACATTCCAAATGTTCATTATGTAAATATGAAGGTTACAAATTTAACAATTCTAGACTATAATAACTTATTAACTGGTGTTAGTTTTTGGAAAACGTTATCTAATATGGGCTGTAAGCATTCACTTATATTTCAAACGGATACATTATTGTTAAAGTCAGAAATTGATAACTTTTTAAAGTATGACTATGTTGGTGCTCCTTGGATAAATAGCAATAGAGTATATGCAGTTGGTGGAAATGGTGGACTTTCACTAAGAAATGTCGAAAAAATGAAAACTATTGTTGAAAACTATCCTAGAAGAAATAAATATAATGAAGATATATATTTTAGTCAGATGTGTCTAAAATTAGAATTTAGTCTACCATCTAAAGTCATATCATCACAATTTTCTGTTGAAAGTATGTTTTATGAAAGCCCGTGTGGGTTACATAAACCTCATATGTCAATATTTCAACCTAGAGATGTTTATACAAATTTATTAAGTAAAAGATTTGTTATTTCATAATAAATTGACTAATTTTGTACCTACCATTATTTACTAGACCATGAAAATTACAAGGCATTTCTATTATATATCTACTGTCTACTACCGTATTGGCACATGTATAATTCAATTGTATTTCAGATAAATATGGATCGTAAATTCTTGTTATCCAATCATCACAATACCAGTTTTTAATAGAAGGGTGAAAAAGATATCCGAAGATTTCAAAGTGTCTTATGCTTATAAATGCGTTTTCAATAACACTTGGTATACCTGCATTCTTTCGTTGATTGTAGTTTACTAAATTACATGGACCAACTACTCCAATATTATTATTACTCATAAGACGTTCAATAAATCTTTCAGTCCAACCAGGACTTTCTAAAATGACATCATCACCAATTTGAAATAAATAATCACAAGTAGGATAGGCTTTTTCTGCTAAAATGTTCCAGGCTTTAGCTGGAGCATGCTGGCAATTACTTAGACAGATTATATTTTCAGTTATTGGTCTGAATTTGTCGATATTTTCATTGTAAAATGCGTCATCATCATCGTAACCTATATAGATTTTGTATGTAATTGATGAGGATTTAGTAGATAAAAATGATGGGTAGAATTTCTTCATAAAGGGTATATCATCAAAAGATCTATATGTTTGATTTCTTGAACAAACTGGAATTAAAATTGATACTATCATTGAAAGATATGTATAACTAAATGTGAATCCAATCTAAGTCGGAATAATCGATTAATATTTCATGAGGATCCGAATCATTAAGAGTTGTAAAACAAGCTAACCTGTCATTCTTCTCAATAACAGATATACAATACTCAATTGCATTTTCTCTAAAGAAAAATGGTAGAGATACAGCAATTAATTCATTATAATCCAATGATAGTTTCACAAAACAATGATAGTATTTGCGTGGTTTAGAATATTCTACAAAATGAACAAGAACTAATAATTCATCTTTAAAAACTAGTGGTGGAGCTGACCCTCTGAATAGGTTAAATAGTGGAGGAGTTTCTATTACTTTTAATATATTACTATCATTATCTATAATTGTATACGGATACCATCCATATATAAATGTATTTGTATTGTCAATTGGAAGCCAGTTCTTTTCACATGAGTTATTTTTAGGTGATTTAAGAACTTTAATATTTTCATAGTTTCCACTTTTACAATAATCACCAGTTATAACTCGTATAACATCTCTTTCATATTCGCGAACTGAAGTAGCTGTAAATTTAATAATATTGTCATGACTAAATAATCTAACATCTTCAAGTCCTTTAACATTAGTTTCGTATCTTTCTAAATTAATTGATAAATCATCCATCTTTGAAATTACCTCATTTGTTTCAAGGTTTATGTACGCATTATGTGTTTGTACATCAACTTGATTTTTTGTAAAGTAGTCGCCATTATTAATCCAATAGTTTACATACCTTACATTAGCCATAGGATAATTACAAACAGAAATTGCAGATGGTTGATATTCATCTCCAAATGGAGACTGAAGATTTAATTTTCTAATTATTGAGTTTTTAAGTGGACTTATAGAAAACTTTAGATTTGATAAACAATTATCTTGGAAGTCAACCATTTTTAACATATATTTAATCGTTCTTTCTAAGGACTTGTCCTTATGAATATAATATTCCACAATTGAAGCTTCATAATCAAAAAGACCAGCATAAACTTTAGATTCAATAAATAAACAATCACTTTTTGGAAAAGGTGTGTTTTCACAAAGCTTTATGTAATGATATGCCTTATAATATTGCGAAGTTTCACGAAAATATTTAGCTAAAGCATGTATGCTTTCTGCTCTACAGGATCTATAATTGTATGCTCTTAACATCCACTTCTCAAAATTAGGAAAGTCTTTAAGATTATAATAACAATCTCCAATGCTATAATAGGAATACCAAATTTCTTCAGCCCACCCACCTGCTTCTATACGTTTTTTATACATAATAATTGAATCATTCCACATATACATACATTTATATGTTTGAGCAAGGTAAAACATGTAACGTACATTTGTAGGTTCATCTTCTAATCCCTTTATTAATAAAGTTTTGTCTCTTTGAAATTTATCGCTTTTAGATCCACCATCGTTACGATCATTTATATAGCAAATACTTTTTGATATAGTTTCAGTAACTCCATCCCAATATTCATGTGTAACACCAAGACATTTCCATGGATGATCCATTCGAACAAGTCTAGTGTTATAATATTCTAAACTTCCATTTAATTGAATAAATCGATATCCTATCCCACTTAGAATCTGATCTTGCAGTGTTCCTTTTACAAATACCATATCAGCATCAATTAATAGTCCATATACTGATTTAAGATCACATTTTAATGACTTTAAATATTCTTGTGTGTTTAAAAAACTTAGAGTGCGATTGTGACCAAAGTTTTTCCATTCATTTTTGAAAATTTCACCATTGTGTGTTTTCAAAAATTCTTCTGCAATTGTAATCGAATTATCTGTAGAACCAGTATCTGTTATACAAAAATAATCAACTAAATCTGCTACTGACTCTAAACATCTTTTTAATATTTTTTCTTCATTTTTGATCATCAAAATTAATACGAATGTCATTTATAACTAATAACTCTATATCGTTAAAGTTGTCTTTTCTTTGGGATGATCAGGTAGAGTAAAATTTGTACGATGTTCTAGAATTGTGTTCCATACTTCAGTAATGCTACCAATGTTCTTTTCTAACCAATCTTTTTCATGCTCAATTAACTTCATACGATATTTTTCAAGTGTCCAATATACCAAATTCCAATCATCTGATGTTTCTAGAACTTCGCGACGCCATGTAGCAGGATCACGTGTATCGGAAAGATCACGATATTTTACTTGAATATCATCATCAGACACTGCATAAAATCCCTTATATTCAGACTTAGAATCTACCCATTCTGAATAAGATGGTGTCTTAAATTGAAATTCAATATATTCACATAATTCCATACCAGTACATTCCATTTGAAGTTGCATCTGATGATAATATGGCTTAGGAACTTCTGTATCATCCGAAAATACACGAGAAATTGGACACTTAAATTCTACTAATCGTCCATGACGAATACCTTCTGTTAGAATAATTCCATCTGGAGATGCTCCAAGAAATGACACTGTTGGATGAGGAATACATGTTGTATCTACAATTTCCATCGGAAAATCTGATAATTTACAATAGATGTCTTTTGCAATAGGTTCAAATCGTGTACCCCATACTAGAGCACGCGGTCCAGATCCTTCGGTGCGTGGGCGAGGAACTAGTTTACCCATTATAATCTCATATTTTTGAGAAGGTGTAGCATCTGGCAGTGCTTTATAAATTTCAGAAGCTGTTAGCATTTCACCTCTCTTAAGATGCCATGCATCTGTCCGCTGATCGTTTTGCCCATATTGAGCAATAAGTGATTTAACTTTATCTTGAACTTCCATTTATGTAAAAAGTACTCTTATATTATTATATTCGTTTTGTGTGAATACTCTTACTTAGATTCTGACGTAAGGATTACTTCCTCTGGAACAAGGCAACAAAATTTACTGTAAGTACCAAACAGCTCAACTTGGCTCCTCTTTCCTAACTTAGTCTCTAACTCTTTGATTGTAAAGTGATCCTTGGTAGGCTGCTTACAACCCATATCATCTTCGTCCCAATCTTCGAACTGATCGTCATACCACTCATCTTGAAGAAATTTTGACACACTGTCTATAGTATCAAAACTCTTTGTCGAGATACTTTGATTTCCGCTTGAATGTGCGCGATGTACAAATGTTAGAATATACATTTTTATAATACATCTAGCTTTACTAGGTTAGTTGATTTTCGTTTTACATGTAAGCATTTTAGTTAGTTTAATGACACAACAAATCCAATCTCAAGAACAATGGGTATTATATCGTTTAGAACGATTTTATGCAAACCCTCAAAATCTTGAAAAAGTGAAATCTATTATAGATGGAACATCACATTTATCACTTCGTCTAATAGATTGGTTTGTAACAAATTATGCAAAGAAGTACAACGTTGCATACCTGAGCCGCTCACAAAAACATGTGATTGTATATCTTTCATATAAGTCCCATCTTAAAGCTTACAGTAAAAAGATGTTCGACCCATTTTGTCGATGGAAGCGAATCACGTTTCACGAAATTGATACAACCGTAGGTCAACTAAACTTCTTTGAATGGGCAATTACTG